GCTGTGAATTACAAGGCGGGCACCGCGTTTGTTCAGTGTCGTTCACGTAAAGGAATGCTACGCCACAGTTCACGCAACGCATCTGACTTCACCCCGGCACCACCAACGGCTGAACCTTCTGCCGAATCTGATCAGGACTAATCACCCGGTTTTGCTGCTGCTCGACTCTCAGACCCAGCACATTCAGATTCCGCCGCATCTCCGCGCCGCACTTTAGGCAGATAAGGCAGGCGGACAGCATGACCTCGCCTTCAATTACCGTCGGAGTAATGACAGGCGCATGATGAACGCTGAAGTTTGCCCAGCCGATACAGTCGCAACCAAGACATCGAGGTTTGATGTTACGGGCGGCAAGCGCCCGCATCACCAGGCGCACGAACTCCGGCGGCTCGACGGCGTGCGGTCCAGGTTGCTCAGGTTGTTCGGGTGTTTCTTCGTTCATCGAAGGAGTGAGACGGTCTGCGGGCCGAACTGCAGCAGGAAAGCGAATAGCCCGGCAAAAAAGGCAATGCGGCCCAGCTCCGCGGCTTTCCCGTTCGTGCTGATCAAATAAACAATCAGCCCAATAACGCAAACGATAATTGACAGGAACGCAATCATATTTTCGGAGTCCTCCCGCCCGCATTTTACACGGTTTCCCGCACTCATGATGAGCAAAACTATCTAATTCACAGGCGAACGCACGCCTTCCCCCACAATCGCTAATCGTGCGGGCCTCACCCCCGCACAGCTCCCGTTTGAGACGGGCATCACTCACGAAAGGCAGAGCCAAACGTGCCAGCAATAACGATATTTGATTCAAAAGAAGAAGTTCCCGAGTCCCTGCGCGAGTCCGCCCAGGAAGTTGAGGGGAAGTTTCACGTTGATGCTTCAGCGTTACTGAACAAACACAACGAGATTTTAGGCGAGAAGAAAACCCGCGAAGCCGAAAATCGGCGCTTGAAAGCAGAATTCGAGAAGTACAAAGACCTTGATCCTGAGAAAGCCCGCGAAGCACTTCAGAACATCCAGGACGCCGAGGCCGAAAAGCTGAAGGCCAAAGGCGACTGGGACTCCCGCGAGAAAGCTCTAAAGAGCGGCTTCGATACCGAGAAAACAGCCTGGACCGCGGAAAAGTCCACCTACGAAACCGCGCTTGACGATCTGGTGATCTTTAACGAGCTCGCCCGAGTCGGCGCACTCCCCGAAGTAAAACTGAGAGACGCAGAACTCATCCAGCCGCACATCTCCCGCTTCGTCAAGCGAAAGGGCCTCAAGGACTACGAAGTTCTAGACGCTGCAGGCCAGGTTCGATACGGTCCCGACGGAAACCCGCTCAAGCTTGATTCGTTCCTTCGGGAGCTCAGAGAGCACCCCAAGATGTCGATCTTCTTTGAAGCAAGCGGCGCTAGCGGCAGCGGCGGTCCTGCTAACACCGGATCCGGTGGTAAAGGCAAGACCATGAAGCGCGCCGAGTTTGACAGCCTCGATCCAGTCAGCGCGATGGAAGCCATAAAGGCAAAAGTCGCAATCATCGATTAGTTATTTAGTGAACGTCTGAGACGTTTGCGCACTTGGAAACTCCCACCTGACTGAGTCGGTGACGAGACCTCACACCCGCCTAAACCAATCAGGAGACAGTTTCTAAAATGGCAAATACACTGACCTCGATCCTTCCCACAATCTATGAGGGGCTGGACGTGGTATCACGCGAACTCGTGGGATTCATTCCCGCAGTGACGCGCAACAGCTCGGCTGCTCGGGCTGCGAAAGACCAGAACATTACCTATCCCATCGTTCCGGCAATCACTGCCGAGGACGTGACTCCCGGCAACACCCCGGCAGATTCGGGCGACCAGACCATCGGATCGGCAACCATGACGATCTCGAAGTCTCGCGTTGCTCCTGTTCGCTGGACCGGTGAAGAGCAACAGGCGCTCGGCAACGGCGACAAAGCTCAGGGCTCGAACATCATGCGCGACCAGTTTGCGCAGGCGTTCCGCACCCTCTGCAACGAAGTCGAATCGGATCTCGGTCTGCTCTACAAAGGCGCTTCCCGCGCTTATGGAACCGCCGGCACCGCTCCTTTCGGCACCGCCAGCGACTTCACCGATTTCTCCAACATCATCAAGATTTTGGATGACAACGGGGCGCCGAAAACAGATCGTCACATCGTTCTGGGCACCGCTGCGATGGTCAATCTTCGCGGCAAGCAGTCCGGTCTCTTCAAAGTGAACGAGGCTGGATCGGCTGAGTTGCTTCGACAGGGCATGGTCACCCAGATCATGGGCTTTGGGATTCACGATTCGGCCCAGATCAAGACCCACACCAAGGGCACGGGCGCTTCCTACACCACCAACGCCGCGGGTTACGCAGTCGGCGCAACCTCGATCACCCTGATCACCGGCACCGGCACTGTCCTGGCTGGTGATGTGGTGACCTTCGCTGGCGACACTAATAAATACGTCGTGGCGACTGGCGTAGCTGCTCCCGGCACAATCGTACTTGCGGCCCCTGGCCTGCTAGTGGCGATCCCCACTGCAGCAACTGCGCTCACTGTTGGAAACAGCAGTGCCGACAACATGGCGTTCAGCCGCAACGCTCTTCACCTCGTTACCCGTCACCCGGCAATGCCGGATGGTGGAGACGATGCGGATGACGTTGCAACCATCACCGACCCGGTTTCGGGCTTGTCGTTCCAGCTGGCTGTGTATCGCCAGTACAGACGAATCAAGTACGAGATTGGTTTGGCTTGGGGTGTGAAAGCTGTCAAGGCCGAGCACAGCGCCATTTTGCTGGGCTAGTTCAAACCCTGAAGGGGCGGCCCGTGCGCCCCTTTCTTCTAAACCGAATATGGAAATTTCAACGGTTATGGTTCGGCGCCTGGAGACTGGTGACGAGTGCCTTATCAACGAATCCGACTTCGATTCCGAGCTTCACGAGAAACTTGAGGCGGAAGATCCCGAACTCGCAGAGAAACCCAAGCGCGCGAAAAAGGGGAAGTAAGTGGCGTTAGACGCGACCGTTGGTGGAAGTGCCAGTAATTCCTACGTCACTCGTGCGGAGGCAGACGCCTACTTCGGCGACCGTCTCAATAACTCAGTGGCCGGGGATTGGAATACGAAGTCGGATAGCACTTCACGCACGACCGCCGAAAAGGATGCAGCTCTTGTCACCGCTACACGACGAATCGATGAAGAGCAGTTTCTTGGCCTGAAAGTAACCATCACTCAGGCCTTGAAGTTTCCCCGGGTTGATCTCTACGACGAAGACGGAATTGCATTCTCAACCACTGCAATCCCCGAAAGAGTAAAGCAGGCTACGTATATCGCAGCCCTCGAACTCTTGAAAGCTGATTACCTCGCGGAAAATTATCTCCAGAACTATTCCTATCTCTCAACGGGCACGATGCAATTCAAACAGTTCACTCAACAGAGTGCAGGAAGATTGCCCGCCGAAGCTATGCGCTTGTTGAGGCTGGTGATGACCAGTGCCGGCGGTGGCCGATTGGTCAGAGCCTAAATGCCAACCCCTCTCGGCATTGCGTTGACCACTTTAACAACGCAACTAAACCAGCTCATTGAAACTACGTTCCCTGACGAGTGCTCGATCTCGCGACCGACGCTCACCGTGAACGCTTACGGCAGCGCTCCCCCGAGCTATGCCACGGTCGCCTCTTCAATCGGTTGCTCGTGGGCTCCCTCTGGAAAGACGGGAATGGAATACACCCGGGCAAGTCAGACAAACGAGGTTGTGCCTTACATGGTGACGCTTCCTTCGGTAGTGAACGGAGCAGCGACGGACATCAAGCCAAAGGATCGGATCGTTGTGGTAGCAAGAGGACAGGAACCGATACGAACGTTTGAAGTCAAAGCGATCTTGAGAAACGCGGGTTTGCCGTTATCAGTTCTTTGCACGCTAGAGGAGCAGTAATGGATTGGACAACTCTCTGGCTTATTTGGATCGGCATGTTTGCCGCGATAGAAGGTGTGGCCATCGCAACCAAAGCACCGGGTGCGACGCTTACTTCTCATATCGCCGGGTGGGCCAGTCTGAAAGGCAAGGCCAACGGTTGGCTGGCACGTCGAGCGTCACTGGCGGCCTTCTTTGTCTGGCTGGTTTATCACTTTGTTAAGCGAACGGTTTGGTGATGAGCGTTCAAGTAAAAAACAACCTGCTTCGCATTAACGCGCAGATTGAAAAAGCTCTTTCACAGGTTATTAGAAAAACTGCTTTTTCAATTGAAGCGCGGGCGAAGTCACTTTGCCCTGTCGACACCGGAGTCTTGAGGAATTCGATAACGACGAAGATTCACAGCCCGATGAAAGCAACAGTGGGCACCAACGTTGAGTACGCTCCTTATCAAGAGTTCGGAACGCGGCACCAGAAGGGCAAACCGTTCATGACCCCGGCGGTCGATGCGGAAAAGAAAGAGTTTGAGAAAGCAGTACGCAATCTTGAAAGGTCTTTGAGATAGATGGGTCACGAGGCAGCAGCGGCAGTTAAGGCAATACGGGCGCAACTGAGCGGTGACGCGACGCTGACCGCTCTCGTGTCAACGAAGATTTACTCGCCTTCAGCCCCGCAGGATGCGGTCCTGCCCTACGTGGTCATCAGGCAACGAAGCCCCGGCGACGATTCGCAGGTCATCAATCCGAAACGGAATATGACCTCCCCGCTTTATGACGTCGGAATCTGGGTTGCCGATGATCCTTACTCGACCACGGCGCAATCAGGAGCGAAAAGGGTTGATGTGTTGCTCGGGTCGCTGGGGAGTTATTCAGTTACCGATGCGAACTCAGATGTGTTTGAAGTTAGCGCGAGACGCGAAGGCGGCGCATGGGAACGCGAAGAGGTCGATCAAAAGACCATGAAGAAGTTTTATTGGATCGGCGGTAGTTACCGCTTGAGCATTTCGGCAGCTTAGGAGAAACGATGGAAAGATTCATTTGCGAAAAGTGCAAACTTCAATATCGCTACGAATCGGATTTCGAAGAGCACAAGAGCGTTGGATGCCGAGTTGAAAGCTCCAATGGCGCTACGTGGTCTGACAAAGACGACGAGTCTGAGTTGCCGGCTGAAGTTAAAGCCGAGCTGATTGCCGAAGCACCAGCCGAAGCAAAAAAGAAAAGCAAAAGCTAACCCCTTAATCTAACCCTCACCCGCCCGTAAAGGAACCTCACCATGGCCGCAAGAGCAGATGTAAATATTCAAACGCAGATTGGCGTCGAAACAACTTCGGGAACCAGCGTCGCGGCAAACAAGCGCCTGCCCTCTCTGGACATCGAGATCAGCCCCGAGCACACAAAACAATTCTTCAAGGGCGCGGGCTACAAGTTCAACACCATTGGTGTGATGAATAAGAACTGGGCGGTGGGCACGTTCAAAGCGCCGCTTAATTATGCGGAGTTGATTTACGTGCTGGCGAGCTATGGCAACTACGCGGCTCCGTCCGTAATCGGCACTGGCGGCCAGGCTTGGACCTTTAACCCCGCGATCTCCGGCGTAGACACGATCAAGACTTACACGATTGAGCGTGGCGACTCGACGGACGCGGCCAAGGCCACGTATGGGATCTTTAATTCGCTGGACATTGAGGTTACCCGCGACACCGGAACAATCTCCGGCGGCGTGCTCGCTCGCGGGTTCTCAGTGGGCAACACCCTTACCGCTACGCCCGCCACAATCGCCAACAAGCCCGTATCCATGAACGATATGAGCATCTATCTGGATGCGACCTCGGCGGGGCTCGGCACCACCAAGTTGACGGACGTTTTCAAACTGTCCGTGAAGCTGCCGAACAAATACGATCTGAAGTGGGTGATCGACGCGGCTGAGACGAGCTGGGATGACATCGTTGAGCAGGCCATGACTCCCAAAGTGACTCTTGAGTGCGAGTTCACCTCGCAGATGCGCACGCTTTACAACACCCTGAAGGCTGACAACGTAGGCAACTATTTCCTTCGCGCCACGGCTGTGGGCGAGAACATCGGCGCGGGCGCTGACTACACCTTCCGACTCTCTTCCGCTCTCCAGTTCACTGACGCAAAAGAACAGCGCAAGGGCAATGGCGATGTGTACGCTTACAGCTTCGAGATGGAGTGCGTCGCGGACACGACATGGGGCAAAGCTTGGGAAATTTATTTGGTCAACGAAATCGCGAGCTTGTGATTTTTACGTGCGGCGCTTCTCGGACCACGGTTTAAGGCTTGCTCGCTTGCTGTGGCCCATCGACAGTTACTTGGCTCATAGTTGCCGTCGTTATTGATTCGATCAATCGAATGCTTTGCCGATGGCCGAGGTCCCATGTCGGCGTAAAAGGCCTCAAAGCTTTTCCACCTATCGCAAACTCGAATCCCGCGACCTCCGTAACGTTCATAGCGATTGACTTTCGCATTTGTGCACCGATTCCACATAGCATTCCAGATTAAGTATTCCGGCGCATGGCTTAATCCGTGCGTTGTGTGGGACGGGTT